AAGAAATGATGAAAGACTTAACCCTAAATATCGGTAATATAATTTGGATCATAGGTATTATATTTACTATGGGTATTGCATATAGTCAGATAGCACAACTATCAGATGATATGGTAGTACTAGAATCTAGGCTAGAAAAGAAAATCAAAATGATTAATGAGTCGGAAGATAAAATTGTAGCATTAGAAAAAGATATTATTAGACTTGGGCAGTTTCAATGTAAACATAATAAGTAATGGCAAAGACTAAACAACAAAAAGGTCTTACTAGATGGACAAAGCAAAAATGGACAACTGCATCAGGAAAGAAAAGTTCTGAGACAGGTGAAGTATATGCTCCAAAGAAAACTATTGCTAAACTAAAGAGTACTAAAAAAGGTAAAGCTAAATTAGCAGCAGCTAATAAAAAGAAACGTGCTGCAACAAAGAAAGGTAAACAACACGCAAGCCACGGTTTGCATAAAGGTAAAAAAAGATGAGTACAATATTACAAGATATGATGGGTATGCTTTCAAGAAAGAAAGTTGACAAACTTAAACTAGATGATTATTTTATTATATCTAGATATGAAACACCCCATGAAAGATTAAAACCAAATCCAAAGGTGAATACAGAATTAATATTAGCAAAAGACTTAGTATCTTTTGTAAACAATAATACTTCTAAACTAGTCACACTAGAACCTTTTAATCTTTTAGCTGGTGCTGGAGGATTTTCTACAATGCCCACTAATTATGACTTAATAGATATATCTTGGGATGGTCTTGGAAATGGAAACTATATTCTTAATTTACCTCTTGCATCTTCATTACGATATAGAAATATTAGAATTATTACAGATGGTAGTTTAGATAATGGAGCACAAGATAAGATTTTTATTACTGCAGCTCCAGGAGATACTATAGATGGTGGATCAGATTTTGAGATTTCTAAAAGATATGAAGGTGTATCTGTTTGGTCTGATGGTACAGAGTGGATTGTTATACAAGCTAAAGCACATTAATTATGGCAACTAAAAAAGATAGTAGATTAGCAAGAGCAGGTGTATCAGGTTTTAATAAGCCTAAGCGTACCCCAGGGCATCCTAAGAAGTCTCACGTAGTTGTAGCTAAAGTAGGAGATAAGGTTAAGACTATTCGTTTTGGAGAACAAGGCGCTAGCACAGCAGGTAAACCAAAAGCAGGTGAGTCAGCTAAAATGAAAGCAAAGCGTAAGTCTTTTAAGGCTAGACACGGAAAGAATATAAAGAAAGGTAAGATGTCTGCAGCATACTGGGCAGATAAAGTTAAATGGTAGATTATGACAGCAGCACAATTAAGAGAATTAGGATTTACTAAGATGGGTCACCATGAAGATGATGATTGGCCAGAAGGATATTATTATTTTAGTATTGAGTTTGGTGATATGCTATTTCACTCTGGAGGTAATGATGAAGCTGAAGAAGATGGTGGATGGTATATTCAAGATCCGTCATATACAATTAAAATATGGCAATACTCGGAAGCTAAAATGTTAATAGACGTATTGAGACGTAATACGGTTTCTAAAATAAGTATGTAAACTTTTTTTATTTAAACTATTTTTAGTACATTTGTTTTTATAAACTTTTAAAAACGTAAAAATGTCAAATTCAAAAACCAATCCAAATCTTCAAGACGCAGATCCTAAAATGTCAAAAGAAGAAATGGCAGCACGTAGAGAAGAGATCACTGAATTCTACAAAGAAAACATACCTCATTTAGAAATTCAAGCTGACTATGAAGGCTTATTAGCAGCTATTGAAAAATCTAGAGCAGAGCGTATGCAAGCTCAGATGTTTATGGCACAGCAATATGCTAGTCAAAAAGGTGAAGGCCAACCAGATCCTAACACTGAAGAAGGCAAAGCATTTCAAGAAGCAATGGTAAAAGCTATGCAAGGTGAAACAGCTTAAGAAAGGTAGCAGGGGTTCTGATGTCAAAACACTACAGACAGCATTAGGACTTACCACAGATGGGGTCTTCGGACCTTTAACAGAAAAAGCTGTAGAAAGATTCCAATTAGATAAAGAATTAATGGTCACTGGTGTTGTTGATTCTGACACATGGGTATTAGTTCTAAATATGGAACATAATGTTCCTGATGGAATAACTGAAGATACTGATGTATCAACCCAATACTTTAAAACAGATTATGATCAGGTTATTCATAGGCATTATTTACCTAAAGGTGAATATTTAAAAGGACCTATAAAAAATGATTACATATTCTTACATCATACAGCAGGTAATCCTAATCCATATAGATGTATTGATCATTGGGGTAGAGATAGCAGAGGGAGTATAGCTACTGAGTTTGTTTTAGGTGGTATTAATCATAGGAATGGGGATGATGAGTTTGATGGTGTAATGGTACAAGCATTTCCAGAAGGTTGTCAGGGGTGGCACTTAGGTAAGACTGGTTCTGGTTTTATGAACCGTCATTCAGTAGGTTTAGAAATATGTAATATGGGTTATCTAGATAAAAATTACTTAACTTATGTTGGATCTAAATGTATACCTGAACAAGTAACAGAACTTGAAGAACCATTTAAAGGTAAATTATATTGGCATTCATATTCAGATGCACAAATTAGAGAAACTGAAAAGTGGATCAAATATGTAGCTGAAAGAGATGAAATAGATGTTAGACTTGGATTACAGCAGTTTATTAAAAAACACGGTCCTCATAAAGGTTTTGAATTTCAATCTGATGCATTCTATGGTAAAATAAAAGGTTTATTAACACATACCAATGTACGTAAGGGTAAAATGGATTGCTATCCACACCCTAACTTTGTTGATATGATAATGAGTTTATAATTATGGCTATAGTAAATAAAGTAGATTTAAAACATCAAGTAGATATTAATGTTTCAATAAAGTTTCAGATAGTTACATATTGTTTCTTTAATAATACATTGATAAGTAATTCTGACTTAAAGTTTTTAACTGAATTAGCTAAGGTTCAAGAAATAGAATTAACAAAGTTTTGCTCAGATGCAGTAAGTAAAGGTATATTTAAAAGTTCTCAGTCAGCTAGAAATGCAATAACAAAAGCTGAGAAAAAAAACTTATTAATTAAAAAAGGGCATAACAAAAAAACTATTTCTTTAAATCCAGATATTAATGTTCAATCTAATGGGCTAGTATTATTAGATTATAAAATATTAGGACGTGAACCCGAAGAATCATAGAGATTTTAAGAAAGGAATAGCTGATGAAGTTGGTGTTCATCCTTCAGTAGTAGATGATTTTGTTTCATTCTATTATGCAAAGGTGAGAAAGAAATTATCAACTCTAGCTTATCCTAGAATAAATATAGATGGATTAGGTACTTTTTATCTAAGAAAAAATAAATTAGATAAGGCAATATTAAAAAATAAAAGTCTTTTAGGAAACATTGCTAAAAGAACTTATAATGGATTTGCTAAAAGTGAAGATATACAAAATAATATAGTTCAAATGGAAAGTGCAATGCTTCAATTAGAACAAGATATAATTAGAAAAAAGAAGTTTAAAAATGTCAAAGAATAAATGGTCAAAATATCTTGATGTATTTAAAAATGCTGATAAGATTGCTGAAGGAATTAAGAATAACGTTTTTAAAAAGGAACATATTGAAGCAGTTGCTACTGATAGATTTCAAAAATGTATTGCTTGTTCTTTGTTTGATGCAAAAGGTGATGATTGTTTGGCACCAGGCACACAGCCATGCTGTAGTGACTGTGGTTGTAGTTTAGCATTTAAGGTTAGGTCACTATCCTCAGAGTGCCCAAAGGGATACTGGGATGCCTATACAACAGAAGAAGAAGAAGAAATAATAACCAAAAAAATTGAAAATGAAAAAATTAACTAAGGAACAAATAGTAGGGGAATTGTTAGCTGAAGAACAAATAACTAGAGAAGAAGCAGTTACTTTATTAACTGAAAAGGCTACTACAATAATAAATACTTATTCAATTCCTGCGTTTGATTATACAACAACAACAACATAAAAATAAAACCATGGGACTAAAATTTGTAGAAGAAGGTCATGTGTATGAGAGTACAGATGATGAAAAAATAAACTGGCTAAGTGTAACTTCATTTATTGCTAAGTTTAAACCTAAGTTTGATAGAGATGGTCAAGCTAAAAAATCAGCTAAAAATAAAAGGTCCAAGTGGTATGGTATGACACCTAAAGAAATTCTGGCTGCATGGGATGGTGAGACAGCAAGAGCTATAAAGTTGGGTAACTTTTATCATGATCAAAGAGAAGCAGATATGATGGAACTAGATACTATAGGCCGTCATGGAGTAGAAGTGCCAATTATAAAACCAATCATTAATGATGAAGGTATTAAATTTGCACCTGTTCAAAAATTAAAAGATGGATTATATCCTGAACACTTAGTATACTTAAAATCAGTAGGTTTATGTGGACAAGCTGATGTTGTTGAAGTTGTAAATGGATATATTAACATTAATGATTACAAAACAAATAAAGAAATAAAAGATAAAGGATTTACAAATTGGGAGGGCATTACTAATAAAATGTATAAGCCCGTTAATCATTTAGATGATTGTAATTTAAACCATTATAACCTTCAACTCAGTATTTATGCGTATATTATTAAAAAGCACAACCCTCAACTTAAAATTGGAAAACTAACAATTCAACATGTAAAGTTTAAACAAGTGGGTGAAGATACAAATGGCTATCCTATTAATGAACATGTAAATGGAGAACCAGTATTAGAGAAAATTAAAATCTATGAATTACCATATTTAAAGGATGAAGTAAATTCTATTATTATGTGGTTAAAAGAAAATAAAAAATAAAAGATTATGTCAAAAAAAATAGCATTATATGATAATAATTATATAGAGTTAACTCAAGCATTTCCTACTACACTAATTACACCTGGAGATGAGAGTAATAATTATCAATCAACTCAAGAAACTGATTATAATAAAACTAAACCATTTTTTATTAATAGAAATGATATAATTGCAGTAGCAGAATTATATATTGGGACACCAGAAAATAAGTTTCCTGATAGGAGAATGGTTTATTTAAGGAATATAATAACACCTTTTGTTGTAACTCAGTCTGCTGCTTATTTAAGAACACTAATGCTGACAATAAATAGAGATGATTTATATGAAGACGGATGTAATTGTTTTTAAGATATGGTAATAAGATTATTTGACATACAAAACAGCAAGGTGGTATTAACAGAGCACTGTTATGCTTTACCATTTTTAAAAAAAATAATGGATACATATCCTGACACACACATGCAGGTATATCAATATTTATTTTACATGACTTGCCCTAACCCAGATTTAAATCCTTTCTTTAATCTTCCAGAACATGAGAAAGAAGATATTATTATAGAAGAAATTGGTTTAGAAGAATCTCCAGAAGATGGTAAGATAAGATATGCAATAGATATGTGTAAACAAATGTATGAAACACCTACCTATAGGGCCTACGTGGGTATTAAAGCTATGTTAGATAGATTAGCAAGGTATATGGAGGTAACCCCTATTGAACATGGTAGAGATGGTAACATGAACTCTATGATAAATGCTGCAGCTAAATTTGAGCAAATCAGACAATCATATAAAGGTGCATTTACTGATATGCAACAAGAACAAGAAAGTTCAGTGCGTGGAGGTGCTGGATTATCTTATGATCAAATGTAAATGAATAAAAAAATAGAATGGCATTTTTGTTATTGGGATGAACTAGAATTTAATAATAAAACAACAAATAAAAAGAATGAAAAATCAAGTAGTAGTACCAGTGGGGATGAAGTTACTCATAAAGGAAATAAAAGCAGAGTCTAAAACAGCTTCTGGAATTATATTACCTGAAATGGCCCGTAAACAAACATTTCAAGGTTTGGTTGTAGGACGTGGGGATGAAGTAACAGAAATTCAAATAGGGGATGTGGTACAATATGCAGATCATGCAATGCCTACACCAATGCAACATCATGGTGAAGAACATTTATTATTGCAAGTAGGAGATGTATATGCTATCATAAGGTATGAGTAGAATCATACCAACATATGATAAAGGTTTATGGACAACAACTGAATTTAAATCAGATGTAGAGTTTAGAGAATACCTAGAATCCATATTTAAAGAGCCTGGAAAATATGAGTTTAATAAAATTGCACTTAAGTTTAATGAGCAAGCACAGATATTTAATAAAGAAGGTTTTTATTGTAATGCTCCGTTTAGGTCTAAAGATTTTATAGCATACTGGGAAGATCAAAAAAACAAATGTAGATCAGGTGTAATTTATAAAGATGGGGACAAACATTGGTACCTAACTAGAGATTATTATATGTGGCTCAACTTCCTTCCTATCTTTGATAAGGAAGAAAAACATTATGGGTTTGCTAAAGTAAGAGATGCTCAGTATCATATGGCTTTGTATGAAGTAATAGCTGAGTTAAATAATCAGCATGTAGCTATACTTAAAAAACGTCAGATTGCATCTTCTTATTTTCACATGGGTAAAATCATTAATCAATATTGGTTTGAGGAAGGATCCATATGTAAAATTGGTGCATCACTAAAAGATTATATTAATGATAAAGGATCATGGAAGTTTTTAGAGGAATATAAAACATTCCTTAATGAACATACTGCATGGTATAGACCTAGTAATCCAGAAAAGGTATTGTTATGGCAACAGCAAATTGAAGTCAAAATAAACAACAGAAAAACATCAAGAGGTCTTAAATCAAAGATACAAGGTGCTTCATTTGAAAAGAATGCTACCACAGGGGTAGGGGGTCCATGTACATATTTCTTTCATGAGGAAGCAGGAATTGCAAAAAACATGATGCAGACTTATGAGTACTTGCGTCCAGCTATGTCATCTGGTATGATGACTACAGGTCAATTTATTGCTGCTGGTTCAGTGGGTGATTTAGAACAATGTGGTCCGTTAAAGGATATGATTTTAAATCCAGGTGCTAATGATATTTATGCAGTACAGACGGATCTTATGGATGCTGATGGTACAATTGGTATGGCAGGGTTATTTATTCCAGAACAGTGGTCTATGCCCCCTTATATAGATGATTATGGCAACTCTCAAGTTAAAGAAGCCATAGAAGCTATAGATATAGAAAGAAATAGGTGGAGAAATGAATTAAGTGGAGAACAATTCCAGTTAAGAATATCTCAGAAACCTCTAAATATTGCTGAGGCATTTGCATATAGAAAAGAGTCAGTATTCCCACAAGGAATTTTAAGTAGACAACAAAAAAGAGTAGAGGAAAAAGAATACCCATATGAGCTTATAGTATTAGACAGAGATCAAACAGGTATAGTTGCAAAACGCACAAAAAAACTTCCCATATCTACATTTCCAGTAAATAAAAAGGAAGTTGATAAAACAGGATCTATTGTTGTTTGGGAAAGACCAGTAAAAAGCCCAGCCTTTGGTGCATACTATGGATCTATTGATCCTGTGTCAGAAGGTAAAACAACTACATCAGATTCTTTATGTAGTATTTATATTTATAAAAATGCAACAGAAGTAACAAGAACAACTGTGTCAGGTGAAGTAGAACAGTTTATTGAAAAAGATAAAATTGTAGCAGCATGGTGTGGGCGTTTTGATGATATAAATAAAACTCATGAAAGATTAGAAATGATCATTGAGTGGTATAATGCATGGACAATTGTTGAAAATAATATATCATTATTTATTCAACATATGATTGCTAGAAAAAAACAAAGATACCTTGTACCAAAACAACAAATTCTTTTCTTAAAAGATCTAGGTTCTAATAGAACAGTATATCAAGAATATGGATGGAAGAATACAGGTACATTATTTAAAAGCCATTTAATATCCTACGCAATAGAATTTTTAAGAGAGGTAATTGATGAAGAGCTTGATGAAAATGGTAATGTAATGAAACAAACTTTAGGTATAGAAAGAATTCCAGATGGAATGTTACTTAAAGAGATGGCAGCATATTATCCTGGTTTAAACGTAGATAGACTTGTTACCTTTGGTGCATTAATTGCATTTGTAAAAATTCAACAATCAAATAGAGGTTATACAAAAAGACGTGAATCAGAAGGTAATTCTTTGGATAATTCAGAAAAATTGAGTAAATTAAAGTATAGTGGTCCTTTTAGAAATATAGGCCGTAATAAGACATTGGGAAGTTCTAAAGTTAGGAGATCCGGATTCAAGAATATTAAATAGACTAAACAGGTATGAGAGTATTAAACGCAATGCAAATGAAGAATGGGGCAAAAGCTGAAGGCGGGCCTACATTCTCTAGCTTAACCCAACCGGTTCAGTTCTTACCATATAAAGAAAAAACAGATGATTGGGCTGCATGGAA